GTTCAACCTTGAATCCTTCGCGCTCATCGTCTCTCCATTTACGGGTGTACTTGTTCGTTCTGAAGGTCATGCCATAAGTCAGTGCCTTCAGTTTCGGTTTCGGATCCGAGTATGCGGCGATGATGTCCGTACCCCATACATCAGCCAATTGTGCATCCTGTCCAGGATTTGCCGTATTATAACCTGCGCCCGCTTCAACTACTTTCATTCCCTGAAGAACGGGTGGAAGACCGGTTGAAGTCATCAGATTAGGATCAGTGTATTTTCTCAAATCCAGAATTTGAGGATGGACCGCAAGCGTCAATGCAACTTGCTTAGGGATAATAATTACATTAGGCATCTGTCTGCTCGCAGTGAAAATTTGAGCCTGAAGTTCTTTGAGATCGTTCAGTGGTTTCGAGTTGGTGAAATCACTCCATAGTGATGTACCAGAAAGTGCATTTGTGTTACCAGCTGCATAGTTAGAAGCATTTCGTGCTATCTGAGCGGCCTTATATTCCTTCGTTAGATCAAGTGCGTCTTGAAGAAATTCAACCGTGTCCATGTCTACAGTTATTGGTTGGTCAGCATTGTCACGTTCACGATCGGTTACGATGTCAGAAAGCGAATGTTGCTCACATGCGTACCGATCATTCGTTGTAGTCCAGTCTACTTCGTTTGATCGGCCGCCATTTGCTCTGAGTGATTCGTACACATTGAACATTTCAAGACCATACTTTGCGTATAGATCACTTTCTTTTTCAACTTTAACTTCTGGAAATAAAATCTCATTGATGAACGCTGCATTGTGATATCTCAAACTGAAATTTGTCAGCAATCGGTCAATGTGAAGACCTTTTAATTGAGGCATTCTTTGTCACTCTCCTTTTTCGTGTACGCCAAAAGACCCCAATGTATAAAACATGGGGTTAAGCGATTTGTTTTATTGATTTATCACAGTCAGTCAGCGAGATAGGTTTTTTCGATGCTCATCAGGATGAGGTCGCCAGCTGCCGATGCTGCAGTCAACGCGCGTCCGATGACTTCTTTTGGCGTTGTGACGTTTGCTTTCACGTCAACATAGCCGTTGGCATCGCCAATCACGAGTGCCGAGCCAACCGGAATTGGTCCCTTTGCCCTAACATACGTATTACCAAGCATACGGACATTAACTGTCAGTCCGGTATCCTTATCCTCCTGTGCGATACCAAGGAAGGAACCTGCTCCGGCCGCTGCCGGATTAGCACACTGTTGATCTTGTGCGCCCTGAACGAGTGCTGTATAACGAACGACAGCTGTTGTAGCGACAAAGTTGTCGTCAAGAATTGAAACTTGTCCTGCCATGATTCAATCAACTCCTTTTAGTTTAATAATCACTGAATTGATTCAGGGATTTCTTTTTCGGCCATAAGAATAGCCTTTTTGTAATCATCTGTTTTGCCTTCCGACATTAGCAAATCAGCCTTCTCAGCAACCAATGTGTCACGGTCTTTTTTGTTTCCTGTCACACCGAATCCTGTTTCTTCACCAAAGGCGATAGCATCCGGAAGTGCATTAATAACTTCCTCAAACTTTGCAACTTGGTCATCTGACATACCCATCATCATTTCGAGTACCTTGTCATGCTGGGCCGGAAGAATCTTTCCTTTCTTCGTGTTCTCGTTGAACATGAAGCTTTTGACCTTCTCATCAAACTTCACACGACGGTTCTGTTCTTCCAGTGTCTTTACGCGTTCTTGCATTGCGTTGTATTCCGAAAGACTTACTGTTTCTGTCATTTTCACCTTACCTCCTTTTGTTTTCTTGCTGGGTTCACCAAATTGTCCAGCGTTCTTATCATCAATAGGACCAGCCGGACTTGGTTCTTCACCGGCATTTCCCTCAACCTTAGCATCCGGATTTTCATCCAGTTTGAATGTCTTAGATGCCTCTGCCTTAACATTGTCAGGCAGTGCAGCGACAATCTTCTTGGCAATGATCGCTCGTTCTTCCGGTGAATACTTAGCCTGATTGGTAGGCTTAGCAAAGTACCGGTAGGCAGCCATGACGTGTGCCTTGTCGATCGGATAAGCGTAGTTGGTCGGATCAGCAAAATCGCTGTCAGGAATATCTGCATATTCGGACGGCTTTGTGACTGCTCCACCTTCTTTTGGCTGAATACCACAAGCTTTGCAACGTGCCATTTGCGCCTGCTTTGCTTGATCCTGAGCAGATGGTTTCGGTTCGGCCATCTTCATCGTAGCCGGTAGCTTGATTCCTTTCTTCTGCAGTTCAGCACATTTCGCCTTGCACGCTGCATCACACAACGCCTTCGTCGCCCCTGCCTTCTCCAATTTCGCCTGCTGTGCTGGATCACTTGGCCACGGCGTATTGCCGCACATGACGTCCATCATCCAGTCAGGGTTCTTCTTTGGATCCGTTGTTGAGTCGTCGTCACCATCGCCGTCCGGATCGTAAACATCACTCTTCGGCGTGTCGTCTTCCGATAGCCAAACGGTTCCGTATGAGTCATCCTCGCTCAACTCAATCGGATCCATGTTTTTTAGGAACGGCCGGTTGGTGATCGCCCCTCCAAAAAGTACGTCTTTGAACTGTTTGCCGGTGCTCGCGTCCTTGTAGTTGAACATAAATTCCGGCGAAAAATAGCGATACTTGCCGCTCTTAACGAGCTGTTCGCCTTCTTCTGTCCACTGGACTTTAGCCATTAGCTTGTCGCCATCGACCTTCAGTTCTTTGAACCAGGCAACAGCCCCTTTGTCCGGTTCATGACTGACATCAACCGCTAGATCTACACCGCGAACTTTTTTATCAAAGTTCTCCTTAAATTGGTGTAGATCCTGTGGATTGATTTTGAGTTTTCCAAATTGTGGATGATTGAACTCTCCGGTTTTCATGATCTGAATCCAGCTATCGGATCCCGGTTCAGAGAGCGCGACCAAATCAATCATGGTTCTCATTTGTTTCCCTCCTTTTCATAATAAAATGGCAGCCCCATCATGTTTTAAGTGACGAAGTTGCCATATTTCTTAACTAAATTACCCGGTGGAGTTACCCAATCGTACTCTTCTCCGGTATTGTCTTTCCCGATAAATACTAGAATGCAGCGGCATCCATAATGCAATGGTGGTCTGAAGATATCAAAGTCTGGATTATCAACGCTTAATGTTTTACCGTCCAATTCTTCGCAGAGAGGACACGTGTGATCATCCATCACAGCGCTCCATTGAGCACCTTTGACACCCATTTGCTTCGCTTCTGCCCCACGACCAATATTGATGCTATCGCCGACAGCTACAGTCGCAACAGCTTTGACTCCTGGACCTCGAATGAAAGCTTCTGCAGCTATTTGAACATTGTGCAAAAGTCTGCGATTATCAACACCTCTTTGCAGTTGATTAATCGCAGCCATTTGAATAGTTGAGAGCATCTTTTGCATTTGTGTTGTTGTCAAAGTCGATGCTTTAGCGTATAGCTGGCTCAGATCCGTTTGCGGTGGAGATGCGTTCTCGGGACTTTCCCCAAGTTCTTTGGCCGCTTGCTGAGCGCCGTATTGATAAAGCTCCTGTATCTCAGCTTTGATAATGTCCATGTATTTCGGACCGTATTTAGCACCTAATGCATTGATTGCGGCCATCTTCTGATTGATTGTCTGATTAGTCTCCAAAATGGAGTGGATCTGATTGATCAGCTGATTAGCTGACTGTCTCATAACTCCCTGCATTTGCTCAACCATGTGGTCTTCGGCTGTTGTCCATTGATCGTTGATGTCTGCAAAGTCGACAACTTTTTCATACGGTGTCAGATCACGATGCCAGTGAATCTCTTGATTAGGCTCGCTCATCTTATGCGTTTCAATTGGACGATTCTTTTGATCGGCTTGTTCCGGATTGGCTGCCTTTTGATGCTTCACATCTTCATCTGGTAAGATGTCTGGTACGCCTTTCTGAGGAGGCATACTCTTCTGATTTTGCAGAGCCTCTTTTGGTATTGCCGGTATACCGAACAAGTCACGTATATAGTTCTCCATATCCTCATCTGGATTCACTAAGTGTCCGGATCCGAGATAATAGAGTGCCTGAGCAACCTGAGTCATGTCCTTAAATCCGATGTTCTTGTGACTTAACTTCGGTATCGGAGCATCATCACCGAAATTCCATTTGACGAGTTGTTCAATATCCTTTTGTATCTCGCCCTGAATGTAATTAGCGATCGCTTCAAGTCCCTGTGCAAACATATCGACCATGACATTACCAAGTGCGTATGATCCACCCGATGAACTGCTCATAGTCCCAAGGTTGATGAACTGTGCCAGACAGCTCCGTGCGATCATCGTGTCTTGGTGTTCAATGAAAGGCATCGCATCGAGAGGATTCTTATGACCTTCAAGCATGTCAACCACGACTTTTTCTGGAATCGTAAAACCCGACTCTTCAGACACCCGTACTGCATTTAACAGATTGAGGATGTTGTCTCGGTCTGTATCGGATACACCTTCAGGAAGCTTGGCATATGGCGTTCCAACCATTGTCTTTTCAATACCTATCGACATGATCGAATACAAAGCATCCTTGATGTACCAGTGCTTGTATGCCGGACGCAGGACTGATTGCCCAATGATGTTGTCACCTTCACGGTTGTAGGTATACACCCGGCATCGTTCGAGTGGAATGTCCACGATCTGGCCAGTCATATAGTTGATCTGCTGCACCTGGACAATGTTGTAATCCTCGTCTTGTGGAAATCGCCAGATACTTGATGCTACACGAGGCGCATACTTGTCCAGCATGACCACAGGATGTCCATTCCACGTATCATACCTATAAACACGCTCGAACACAGAAAAGCCAAATTCGAGCATTGTGAGGGCTTCACGCAAGTGATCGTCCCAGCTGTACTTCATGCCACCCATAAGATTGCTCTTAATAAAATCTGCAGTCTGCTGAGCTGTATGCTTGTCCTTCACATCCTTATCAGGATCAATCGACCACTTTGTTGATCTTATGGGCAACTTCATAGCTTGCAGAACTGCAGCAACCTGCCCATCGGACCGACGCATACGGTCATAGACTTCTGTACTGACCGGGAATGTTAAGTCCCGGTTGTATTCGTCCATCGGCAAGCCGGCAAAGATTTTTGTACCGGTAAAGCCGATTTCTCCGGCCATTGAGCGCGGCGTGCTTGGCTTCACGTCCGGTGCCGGGTTCTTATTCGTTTCGGCAAGCCTGATATTCTGCTGCTTCCTTCTCTGTCTTTTATTAGCCAAAGTCTCACCTCCTTATCGAAAAATGGGCATGAAAAAAGCCTCCAAAAGGTGACTCACTTGTTTGTTAATTTTGCGTTGATAAGCTCTAAATTGTATTTGATTCCCGTTGCTTGTTGAAAGCAGCAACCCAATACAGAATCAACGGAAGGACCCTTCAGAAGATTGTCTTTGCTTTCTCCTTCCCCAAAGAGAACTGATTTCAAACGATCTGATTCATCACTAATTTCACTGAGCAAGTCGAACAGCATTTCAGCATGTTCAAGCAATCCGGGTTCTGAACTTTTAGCTTCCGTTTTAAAGTCATCTGGAGTTAGTTCGCTCGCGTCCTTTAATGATGTACTTTTAGCCATTTCTATCACGCCTTTCAGATATTTTGGTCATGAAAAAGAGCCTTAACGTAGGCTCCGAACGAGATTGAAAGGATCACCGAACATTTCCGGTATATCGCCTAATCGTTTATTATTTCAACGATTTGATCAGCGTTTATTCGAACGATTTCAAAGTTAATATCTACTTGCATATGTGAGCATAGATACTGTTTATCACCAACATCGCATCCGTTATAACCGGTTTCAATGTATCCATCTTTGTTCTGTGCAATAATAGCCAGTTTCTCGATTTTCCCTTGTTGAATTAGTTCAAGCAGATACTTTGCTTGAGATTCCATATCGGCTCCTTCGGGCAGAAAATGAATAACTTTTCCCATCGTTTACTCCTCCCTAGAATCTCTTATGACTCAGCCCTCGTGTAACCGGCTTCCTCACAGTTGTCTTGACTGCCTTTTGTGTTGACACACCAGCAGGCGCAAACGCTAATGAAAGCGCGTCAGCACGGTCAGGCGACCTTAGTCCACGCTTTTTCATATCTTCCTTGCGTTCCAGCCTAATCTTACCTTTCGGAGTGATGGAATACTTCCGAGTGGATAGCTGACCGATGAGATCTTCGTCATTCGGTATCTGGATTTCCTTGTCCTGAAGCAACTCTTTAATCGTTGCCCATGCTTCAGCACCCCAGTTGTCGTAATGCTCATCATCCTTTGGTACCGCACCGTTGTGGCAAGCAATCACTATGATCGGCAGTCGTTCCCTGTGGACAGTCTCCCTGACAATATCGGTAACGCCACCGCCTACCCCGTCATCGTCGATCTTAACCACACAAGATGATCTCCTGTACTCATCCATGTACTTCTTGGCGAGTAGGATTATCTTGCCGGCTGTTTCGGTCGTATCCTGCTTGTTGTACCAGTAAAGTTCCGGTACAAGTTTGCCGATTCTCGGACAGATCACTGATTGGTCATTACCGAATCGAGCGATATCGGCACCTATATGGAGTTCAGTAGATGCTGGAATAATTGGATTCCCTTGTTCATCTTCCGGATATACATCATGTGCAGCTGCCTGCTCAGCAAATTCCAGTGGAATGAACACATCTGGCTCAGCCTTTGGAAAGTCACCATCGACACGTACCCTTACAACATCGCTGTCTTTGCCGTACTTTCTTTCCAACATTGAGATGTTCGTTTTGTTCGTCCTGGCACTGTCTCGACTAGATATCTTGTGAGTTTTGTAATCTCCTCTGTCCTTGTGGTGCGAATCGTAAAAGGTTCCACTGGTTCGCGTAGGGTTTCCACACATGAGCAGCTTGTTTTCACTGCCCGACAAGGTACCGAGAATGGCTTCCATGATCTTGTCGTCAATACCGGAGGCTTCATCAGCAATGAACAGCATGTACTCCTCGTGGAATCCCTGCATGTTCTCAGGCTTGGTTGCTGTTCGGGCCGTTGCGAACCAACGTTTCTCATGACCAATCATGGTGATCTTGGTCTTTGTCCATTTGAGCAACCGTTTAACTTTTGATGATTCCAGCCACTTAGCAATCTCGGCCCACAGCACATCATTCAGCTGTTGCCGCGTCGGAGCCGTGCACACAACTCTTGCATTCGGCCGACACGTGAGAAACCAGATACATGCCACAGCCTCCATACCTGTTTTCCCGACCCCTTGCCCTGATCTGACACTTACCATCGGATGATGTGCTAGGTCATCGAGTACGTCCGTCTGATAAGGCTCTGGCTGAAAACCAAGCATGTCCTCGGCAAAGGCGCAAGGATCATCCCAGTAAATGTCCAGCAGATCCATGACTACTTTGTATGGCTTACTCATGGCTCTCACCTTGATGTCGGCGCTTGTTGGCAACAGCTTTCAAACCGGCAATCCACTCATCGTTACCTTCGCCGTCAGATCCTTCGAGTTTAGCGATCTGCTTTCTCATGAGTTCCAGTTTCAGCTTACGTTCGTCATTTTCGTCAGCGATTGCTGCAAACTGCTTGATAAGAGCCCTTAGCTCACTCATTGCTCGGCTCTGAGCATTTAAAAAGTTCGCCTGTTTTTCGAAGGCGAACCTCACTTCGTATTTATCGGCACCGGAATCACCCCAGCCGGATTGACTTTGTTCTTTCGATAAATCATTAGCATCATTCACAAGCATGATCTTCTGTGCACGGATGATCGCCGTGTACTGAATCATAATTTGATCCCAGAGCAAGTCAGCCGGATCTGAGGAGTTAATCTGTTTCATAATTTCGAGTGTCTCTTCCGGCATATACCTTGAGAAGAACCCGAATTTCTTTGCGTTTTGGTTGCCGATAGGAGCACCGCCATCGTTTCCAACGGCATTTTTATTCCCTTTTGGTGCACCTCTTGCCTTTGTAGTACTACGTTTCTTCTTTTGCAGTACTACATTCCACTTATCTCGGCTTTTCCATGCACTGATTGTCTTCTCGGGAACGTTAAGTTGTTCTGCGATTGATCGGTTAGTGATGTTCCCATCATGCCGTTTCCATATCTCACGTGCTTCGTCCCTACGCGGATCTCGTTTCCGTGGCATTTTACATCGTCACCACCACTCCCTGGAATAAATTAATTTTTTATGGATAAAATGTCATATAGGTCAAAAGTGAATAGAGGTGATACGGATGAACAATGTGGCGTTATTATTAGCACTGATTATCGTGCTGATTGTTGTCATCCAACTTGTGTAATTTGCGAGTTTTGATAACTGCCTTCCTGATTGTTATTTCAGGATAGGCATGCCACATTAAATATAATATTAAATAACACCCCTGTTTAATATTATTTCATCTGTCGTTTAATCGCCTTCCATCCATTCTTCCTCACACACCTCAGGAACGGGCACAGCCCTTCCCGATCCAACCATATGCAGCCTTTGCATCCGTGCTCCGGATCTTTTATTTTCATGCTATGCCCTCCTTTGTGCAAAATAAA